AATTAGTTATATTATTATTTGGTAAAATTGTAGGTAAATTAGTTATATTATTATTTGGTAAAATTGTAGGTAAATTAGTTATATTATTATTTGGTAAAATTGTAGGTAAATTAGTTATATTATCATATGGTAAAATTGTAGGTAAATTAGTTATATTATTATTTGGTAAAATTGTAGATAAATTAGTTATATTATTATTTGATAAAATTGTAGATAAATTAGTTATATTTCTACGACGTTTTTTTTTAGTTATAATAGGACATTCAGTTGTAATAAGTGGACCACATGTTAAACCATTATTTTTATTTAAATATAATATAGGCCGATTTAATTGATTTGTTTCTGGATCACATGAAGACCATTTATTTAAATCATATTTACAATCTACATCACATTCTGTATTTTTTGGTAAATCGCATGAAATAAAAAATAATTTTTTTTGATTTGGATTTAAATTTGTTTTCAACCCTGTTTCCGGATTGCATTCAGACCATTCAATATTATCTGGATTACAAGAAAAAAAATTTCCCATAAATTTTATTTATTATATATTTTAGTTTAGAATAAAAAAAACAAATTATAATTTATAATATTTCAATTTTAACATGAGTTACTTTATCACTCCAATTACCTGTACCTGGAGGTAAATTTTGTGAACCATCATTAATTTGTATAATAAATCTTGTTTTAGGTATAGATTTTATAAAATAATATAAATATCCTGATTCATGATGTAAAATAGTAACTTTAACACGATAAATAGTTGGTATAAATATACTTTTAACATTATTTCTAAAACTATCATAAATACTTAAATCATGAGTTCCAACACCTAAAGATAATATATCACCTGTATAATCTTCACCCGTAAATAATGAAATTTTATCACATGGTCTAACATTACATGCTATTCTTCTATTAGGTACAGTAATACTATTACACGCAGCATTTGTTGATGTTGAAATAAATCTTTGATCAATCCAACCAATACCACAATCAGTTGTGCAGTTTGATATATTTTCCCATCTTCCATCACAATTACATGGCATGGTAGGAATAGGTGGACAGGTTGCACCACCATTTTTTTGAGTATATAATATAGGTCTAGATTTAGTATTACTAAATAAATCACATTCATTCCATTTGTTAGTATCATATACACAATCAACAGGACATCTTTCTTCAGGTAAATCACATAATCCGCCATTTTTACTAGGTACAATAATAGGTCTTTTTTTGATACCTGTTTTAGGATCACATACATCCCAACTATTTGAATCATAAATACAATCAACAGGACATGGTTCATTTGGTAAAATACATGATCCACCATTTTTACTAGGTGTTATAACCATTCTACTACGTAATCCTGTTTCACCATCGCATGTATCCCATATGGTATTACTAAATACACAACTTACAGGACATTCTGTAATTATTATATTACAATTTCCACCATTCAAAGCTGGACGTGATATAGGACGACTTTTTAATCCTGTATTAGCATCACATGCATTCCATCTAGATGTTTCTAATACACAATCAACAGGACATTTTACATCTGGTGGTTGAGTACATTGGCCACCATTTTTATTAGGTATAATAATATTAGATAATTTTTTAGTACCTGTTAAATTATTACATGTAGTATATATATTAGGATCATAAACACAATTAACAGGACATGTAACATCAGGTGGTTGAGTACATTGCCCCCCATTTTTACTAGTAATAATTATATTGGATAATTTTTTAGTTCCTGTATTTTCATTACATGATGTATATATATTTGGATCATAAACACAATTAACAGGACATGTTACACTTGGTGGTTCAGTACATTTACCACCATTTTTAGCTGTCACAGTAATAGTAGATAATTTTTTAGTTCCTGTATTAGGATCACATACTGTATATATATTAGGATTATAAACACAATCAACAGGACATGTAACATCAGGTGGTTGAGTACATTGACCTCCATTTTTATTAGATATAATAATATTAGATAATCTTTTAGTACCTGTATTAGGATTACATGGTGTATATATATTAGGATCATAAACACAATTAACAGGACATGGAACATCTGGAGGATCAGTACATTTACCACCATTTTTATTAGTAATTATTATATTTGATAATCTTTTAGTTCCTGTATTTTCATTACATGATGTATATATATTAGGATCATAAACACAATCAACAGCACATGGTACATCAGGTGGTTCAGTACATTGACCACCATTTTTAGCACTAATAGATAATGCAGTTAATTTTCTTGTTCCTGTATTTGGATTACATAGAGACCATGAATTTGGATTATAAACACAATCAACTGGACATGCCACTTCTGGTGGTTCTGTACATTTACCACCATTTTTTGCAGTGTGTAATATTGTTGTTAATTTTTTTGTTGCTGTTGTTTGATTACATGTAGACCATATATTAGGATCATAAATACAATCAACAGCACATGGAACTTCAGGTGGTTCAGTACATTGACCACCATTTTTAGCTGTATGTAATATTGTTGTTAATTTTTTTGTACCTGTTATAGGATTACAAGAAGACCAAATATTTGGATTATAAATACAATCTACAGGACAGGGTACATCTGGTGGTTGAGTACATTGACCATTTAGTTTAGCTGGTTGTAATGTTAAAGTTAATTTTTTAGTACCTGTTACAGGATTACATGTTGACCATGAATTTAAATCATAAATACAATCATTAGGATTTGTATTTATATTTTGATTTGTTACATTTGTTTTATTCATAATATAATATCCTAAGAATAGTAAAATAATAACAATAACAGTAACATTTATAATAATTATTATAAAAATACTTTCTGTTTCCATATATATATAAATATATACATAAAATTAATTATTAAATCTAATAAATTATAGTTTTTAAAATTTTAATGAAATATAGTATATTATCATTTATATTATTATATATAAATTTTAATATAAAGATAAATTAATTTTAAATATTAAATGTTATATTTAAGTATTTTATTAAATATTATATTATATATAAATTTTATAGATGGTTTTCAATTAAATTTATTATTAAAAAATAATAACTTTAAATATTAAAATGTGTTCAAATAAATATATATTAAGAAAAGATATAATAAATATGGTTCAATATAGTGGTTTATTTTATAGTATTAATAAATTAAATAATTATTATGAAAATGAAGAACGTAATCAAATTAATATTTATAATAAAACAATAAAATCAGTATGTGTAATAAAAACAATAATAAATAATACAAATGTTAATCAAATTGGTACTGGTATTGTATGGAATCATAATGGATATATAGTTTCAAATTATCATATAATTAAAGGAACAAATAAAATAGTTATATTATTAAATAATAAAGAATATGATCCAAAAGTAATAGGTTATGATAAAGAATTAGATATAGTACTATTTAAAATAGATAATAATAATACTATTCCTATAATTAAAGGTAATATAAATGATGTACAAATAGGACAAAATGCATTTGCTATTGGTAATCCATATAATCAAAAATATACTTTTACAATGGGTATAATATCAGGAAAAAATCGTGAAATTATTACTGATACAGGTAATAAAATTTATGAAATAATACAAACAGATGCTACAATTAATCCTGGAAATTCAGGTGGTCCATTATTAGATTCATCAGGAAAATTAATAGGAATAAATACTGCAAGTTTAGTAATATCATCAGGAATAAATTATGCATTACCAATTAATATTATAACTGAAACTGTTGAAAAAATAATTAAAAAAGGTATAATAAAATATGCAATTATCGGAGTTACATATTTAACTGATTTACCTACATTATTAGAATCTCAAGAATTAGGTATACCATATATTGATAAAGGTGTATTAATATTAAATGTACCTAATAATTCAATACCATTTAATGTTGGTTTAAAAGGTATACAATTAATATTAAAACCAACTAGAAAAATAATATTAGGTGATATTATAGTAGGAATAGATAATTATAAAATTAATAATTCATTAGATTTAGTTAATACATTAGAAAAGTATAAACCGGGAGATATAATAAAACTATATATTCAACGTGATTTTAATATTAAAATATTTAATATCAAGTGAAAAATAATTATAAAAAAAATTGAAAAAGAATAATATTAAATTTATAAATAATAACAAAAAAAAAATGGTTGAATATTATATTATTAAATATAATTTTAATAAATTAAAACAAAATACAATTGTTGAATATATTTGTTGTACTTATTCTGGTAATTGTTATTTAGTTGAAGACATAAATACTAAAGAAAGAGAATGGATTATGTATTATAATTTAGAAGAATATATTTATACTTTTAATAAAAATAAAATTGAAATAGGATAATTTATAAATATAATAATTTAAAAAATATATAAATATATAAATAAAATCTATATATTTATATATAAATATATAAATGTTAAATTTATATGACGGTGTAAGTGTTAATATGGATGATATTAAATCTAAACAAGATGTAACAGAATCTACACAAATAATAAATTTTTTAACACAAAATAAATTAGAAGAATTAAAAAAACAATTTATTAAACTGGATAGTAGTAAAGATTTATTACTTAATTTAAAATCATTAATTGGAATTTATTATGATTTAAATAGATTAAAATCAAATAATGTACCAAATGTAGATACAATATTATTATTTTTACATAATAAAGTTAAAAGTCAATTAAAATTAGAAGATTTTATTATTATTGAATCATTATTACAAACAGAAGAAGGAATATTTAATTTATTTGAAGGATATTTATTTGATAAAGTAAATTCTAATAATAATATATTATTATATATATTATTTATTATATTTACTAAAAATTTGATTAATTCATTTTATCTTTATTTAAATACAAAAAAAATATTATTACTATTACCATCAATAGTAGTTGAGTTATTAAAATATATTATTTATTATTCAGAAGATTATATTCAAGAGTTAATTACAATTTTATCTAATAAAGAAAATGAAATTACTAGTAAAATTAGTGAATATGATACAAAAACACAACAAATTAAAACTGCATTAGAACAATTAAATTTATCTACTTCTAAAGTTGTCAGTGATATACAATCTACAACAGATAGAATTAATCTTTTAAAAACATTAAAAACTAATGCTGAAGAAAAAATTAAAAAATTAGAATTAAATAATCTTCAAATTGATGAAAAAAATAAAAGTATAGAATTAAAACAAAATCAAAGATTAGAAATAATAAATAAATTAAATCAATATACACAATTATTAAAAGATCAAGAAACTAAATATACTGAAAATATGCGTGATATTGGTCTTATTGAAGAATCATTAAAAACTTTACGAACTAGACAACAAAAATTACAATCTTCCTCATTACAATTAGAAGTTAGTATAAGAGAAATAAAAGATAAACAAGTAATTGATACTAATCAAAGAATAGAAATAGATAATATATTAACAAAGTTACAATCTGAAATATTAAGATTAAGAAAAGAATTAAGTACTATAAATTTATTAAAAGAAGAAGTAGATAAAACAGATTTAGAATTAGATAGTAAATCACAACAATTACAAATTTTAGAAACTAATAGAAAAGAAACTGAAAGAAAAATAAAAGAATATGAACAAGAAATAATAAAAAGTGGGGATGTAATAAAATATAGTGAAGAATTAAAAATAACACAAAAACAATTAAGAAAATATATAGATTATTTAAAAAAAAAAATTGATATAAAATATTAATGAATAATAAAATATTAATATAAATAAAATGAATATTTTAATAATTAGTGAAATAGAAGAATATATTAATAATATATTAAAATCAAGTGTTTTAATAAATGAAAAAATTATAATTTCTAATAATTACAAACAAAATCAAGATATAACAATAGTAATAAATCAATCAATAGAATTAATAAATGAAATAAACAATTATACAAGATTAAATAATAGTAAATTAATAGTATTATTTACTAATGGTATAGATGGTTATTTTTTTATTGATTATGGAATAAATTATAAATATTTAGAAAATGATAATAATAATATTGTTATTCAAAATATATTAAATGATGGTACAATAGCATGTTTAGAAAATCATAATTTAGAAATAAATGATATAATAGAATTTAAACAATTAGAAGGTGAAAATGTAGAATTTATTAATAAAAAAGACTGGATAATAAGAGAAATAATAAATAATAAAATAATAAAAATAGAAAATTTAAATGAAATAAGTTTTAATTTTGTAAATGGAATTTTAAAAAAAAAAGACAATTATAAAATATTAAATCATAATAAATTTAATATAGATTTATTAGAATATAATAAAGATATAAAATTAGAATATAATTATAATTTTATAACATTATTTTTTTGTGGTATAATAACATATGAAATATATAAAATATTAATTAATAAATATAAACCTATTGATCAATATTATAAATGGGATAAATTTGAAAATATAAATTTTAATAAGTTAAGTGAAATAAATTTAGATAATATATTTATAAATATAATAGGAAATAATAAATTAGGAAATGAATATTTAAAACATTTATTTTTATTAAATATAAAAAATATAAAATTAATAGATTATAATGATTCAGTATTAGATAAAATAGAAAATAATAATATCATAATTTCTACATTAGATGATATAGAAAATAAAAAAATAATTGCTCGGGAATGTTTTAAAAAAAATATATCTTTTTTTGATAATGCTATATCAAAAAATATGGGTTATATTTTTCCTGTTATACCATTTATAACTGAAACATATGAAAATATAAATGATTTTGAATATAAACAAAGTTATTTACCATGTATTATTAATAATTTTCCATATAATGAATATCATACAATAGAATGGGCAGAAGGAAAATATCAAAAAATAATTAAAAAATATAAATTAAATGATAATTTATATCAATCTATTAATACTGCATTAATATTATTTAATAAATTATTTAATAAATGTATTACTAAATTATTAAATAATTTAGATTTAAATGTATGGTCTAATGGAAAGAAAAAACCACAACCGATTATATTTAATAATAATAATAAATTACATATTAAATTTATTGAATTAACTATACAATTAATCAGTGATTATAATATTAAATATTCATCAAATTTTATTATTAATGATATTAGTAAAGATAAATTAACAAGTAATTTAATTAAAACTAAATGGATTAAATATTGTTCTAAAATTAGAATGTCTAATTATAATATTTTATATAATAAAAAAGAAAAAAATTGTTTTTCAATTATAAATATTCTTACTAGTTTAACTATTATTGAAATTATTAAATATATAATTAAAAATGATAATTATATATATAATACAACATTTATAAATTTAAATAAAAATTTATTATTATATTCTGATTGTTTAAAACCAAATAATTTAACTATTAATAATCAAGAAATAAATATATGGACTAAATTTAAATATGAAAAAAATACTAGTATAAAAGAATTTAAAGAATATTATGAAAAATTATTTAATATTATTATTACAATGTTAATAATAGATACAAAAATAATATATAATGAAGATTTAGGAATTAATAACTTAAATAAACAATTAACAGAAATAATAAATAAAAATGGTTTTATTTCATTATTAACTGATAATGATGTTGAACTGCCTGACATAGAAATTATTTTATAATTTTTTTATTTTTTATAAAATATAAATATTTACTATAATTATTTACTAAATATACAGCGGTTTGATTTATGGTTTCATTTCTTTTTTTTGAAAGATTAAAAATAAATAGATATAATTCATTTATAAATAATTCTTTATAACTTGGATATTCAATAATAAAAATATTACATAATTCTAATATATAATTATAATATATAATATTATTTATATTAATAGCACAAATCCAATTTTTTTTTAAATATAATAAATCTTTTTTAAAGTTCATTTTTATTATAATATTAATAAAAAATATTTATATATTATTATTTTCAATTTTTAATTTATTTAAACATTTAATAATATATTATTTTAAATGTTATTAATTTATTTATTATTATTGTTATTAATTAATAATTCTATATCATTTATTATACCTAATATTTTTAAAGAATGGTTTTGTATTGATTTTGTAAATAATATTGATAAAACTAAACCATATAAATATAATATTGGTGATTTATCATTAGTTACATGGTTTAAAAATAATACACCATTAACAACCATTAATATTTGTTCACATTATGGTTCAACATTAGATAAAGGAAAAATAAATAATAATGGTTGTTTAATTTGTCCATATCATGGATTAGAACATAATGAAACTTTAACATTTGGAAAAACAATAATTTTTGAAAATAAATTATGGTGGTCATATTATAATTCTAATAATCCTCCTAAAATACCTTTTTTTAATAATAATAAATATCAAACATCAGAAATTAAAATTGATATGAATGCTAATATTATTGATTGTATATTTAATACTATGGATGTTAATCATCCTAAATATGTTCATAATAATATATTTGGTTTTGGTAGTAATAGTCCTGTTACTAATTTAAATACAATTAATTTCCCTAATAAAAAAAAAATTGGTATTTCTTTTAATTATAATACTAATAGTAATTTATTATATTTAAAAAAAGAAATTAAAAATTCTAATAATTTTCATATTTATGAATATCCATTTAATAGTTGGTCACGTGTTTCTTTACCTAATAATGAAAACTTATTTGTTAATGTTAATTTTTTACCATTAAAAAAAAATAAAACTAGGTGGTTAATAACATTAAAATATAATTATTGGAATAATAATATTGAAAAAAATATAATGGAAATCGCGGCTATATGTATTTTAAATCAAGATAAAACACAATTAAATAGACAAGCAGAATATTCAATATTAAAAAATTCTATAATATATCAACATAAATTTGAAAATGAAGAACATTTAGATGAATTACATAAAATAATAAATTCTAATATATATCCTGATATGGTACAAGTATTAGAATTATATGAGTATCACAAGTTTAAAAAAAAGAAAAATTGATTATTATTTATTTTAAACATAAATATTTTATTAAATTTTTTAATAAAATACCATTTACTAATTTTAATATTTTTAGTAATAAAATCTAAAGGATAATATATTTTAATTGAATACCATGTTATAAAATTATTATATAATAATCCATACCAATAAATTTTTATGGAAATAAATTTAAGTATATAATATGAATTATATAATAAAACATTATTATTATTATAAATAATTAACTTTGTATTTTCTGAAAAATGAAAATTATCTATTATATTATATTTTTTACAAATTTTATTTGTATTATTAAAATATAAAAATTTATATGTACCATTTAATTGCATTTTTGATATTTTCCATTTTTCATTATTTATATTATTTAACATTTTATCAGTTAATATATTTTTATATATTTTCATTTTATTTAATATATAAATATCTATTATAAAACTATAACTAAAGTATATAAAACTGAATAATAACAGTTTTGTAATCATTATTATTTATATATTAAAAATAATTCTTTACAATTAATTTATTTATCAATTTTATTTATAAAAAAAATTGAAATATTAATTTAATATTTAATCTATTATATTTAGTTAATAATTCATCATGCCTGTTGATAACAGCATCGTGGAACCTGTGTTGTTCACACTCGTGCTCTCTGCGTTTATTCAAGCTCTTCAACCCCTTATTCGTGAGGGGAAGTTGCGTATTTTTGAATACAAACGCGGTTTAGTGCTCGCTACGCTCGCGCCCGACTTCAAAGTCAAAGGGACTTTTCGTGATGCTGTTATGGCGTCTAAATGGAAAATCTCTGGTTGGTTTGATGTTCATCCTACTTCTGGTGATGTTAACTACCTCTTTTGTCAGGGTGACCCGCTCAAAATGGATAACTGGTCTGAAACTGAAGTTTTTAAGCTTGGGGTAGTGTTTGAAAAAGCATACCCTAATTTTAAATCAACTCTGGTTGCACATCTACCTATTGAAAAGGCCTATCTGGTTGAAGAACTCTATGAACAGAACTGTACCACATGTGAAATTGCTTTTGCATTGAAGGAACTTATCGCATATGCTCACATTTTAGAGTGTTCTGAAGAAAATATCAAGACCATTTTTGCTGCTGTTACTGTAAAGGATAAACCTAATCCTTATAGTGATGACTACAAAACTGGAATTGTTGCTTTTCTGGAAAACTTTATTAATGTTCTGAAGAATGATCCGATGCCTAAAAAGTTAAAGTTTGATTTGGGACGTAATGCTGCGGCATATGCTCTAATCGCCTTTAACAAAGAATTTAAATCTGTTTTAGATTCTATGGGTTTTGTGGTTAATTTGGAAGATGAGTTGTTGCGTGTTCTTAAGTGTATCAAGACACATGTTGTTATGGAAAACTCTTTTTTAAAGAGTGTCTGGGATTTGATAAGGCAGTTTAATGTCAAAATCGGAGAGATTTCAAGTGATGACAAAATTTGGGCACGAAAGTTCTTACCTAAAGAACTGGAAAAACCGGAAACCACTAATGTCTCGGTCCTTGGGTGGATCTTGATGTTATTAAGTGGTATTACGGACTCAGATGCTGTTATGACTTGGGATGTTGTACCCTTTAGTGGTGATGTAAACACTGTGATATTAGATAAACTGAACACTGAACCCTCGGTAATTGATTTCATGGATAAAAACATGAACGCTGGACAAAACCGTTTGGGAACACTCTGTCAGGATATCTGTAGCACAATGTATACAGCCTAAAAAGTACAACACTCTCTGAAGGAGAAGGAAAACAAAAAAACAACAAAAAAAAGGGGGAAACCCCGCCAAAAAAATTTTAATTTTAAAATTTTTTTAAATATAAAAAAAATTGATTATAAAATATTTAACTAAATATATTTTATTAGTTAAAAAATGTCTTTTTTAAATAAAGAAACTATAAATGAAACAGTTTTTTTCTGGTAATAATTTAATTAAAACATTAAAAAATTCAACATTTGGAATATTTGAAAATCTAATAAATCAATTAGAAATATCAAGAAATGAATTACATTTACCATCTATTATAATAATTGGAAATGAATCAAGTGGTAAATCATCATTAATACAAAATATATTAAAATGTAATATATTTCCAACTGATAGAAGGACATGTACAAAAATGCCTATTAAATTAGATTTAATAAATAGTTCTGAAGAAAAATATTTAATTATTTATAAAAATGAAACTATAAAAGTTAAAAATAAAGAAGATATATTAAAAGAAATAACTGAAATAATGAAAGATATAGGAGAAAATAAAATAGTAGAAGATGAGATTAATATAAAGTTTTATCATCCGGAAGTAATAAATAATACATTTTATGATTTACCCGGAATAAGAGAATATCCAGAAAGTTTAAAACAAAAAACAATTAATATAACAAATAAATATATAAATAAACCAAATACATTAATAATATGTGTAATACCTTCAAGTGTAACAAGACTAACAAGTAATCAAGCATTAGGATTAGTTATAAATCAAAATAAATGTAAAGAATGTATTATAGCATTAACAATGGTAGATTTATTACATAAAACTGAACAAGAAGAGTTATTAATTAATAGATTATTAGGACTAAATAATAAATTAAAAAACATTAATATTTATAAAATAATAGGTTTAATTAATAAAATTCAAAATGAGGAAGAATGGTTTAATATAAATATAATAAATTATATAATTGATATTAAAATTAAAAATAATTTAACAAGTCATATAACATTAAATAAATTATTATTAAATTTAGATAATTTATATCATAATTATATTAGAAATAATTGGAAACCATATATATTACAACAAATTAATAATAGTATTAGTAAATATAATTTAGAATATAAAGAATTAGGAAGTACAAGTTTATGTTTTGATCATATTTATAACTATATTTTTAATACAATTAAATTTTATAATTTTAAAGATTTTTATAATTATAAAAATAATAATTGGACATTATGTGATTCAGATATAAATAAATTTAATGATATATATTTAAATATAAAATTAGAAAATGAAATAAATAAATTATTCAAAGAAAGTACATATAAATTATATAGATTTAATATATTACAATTATTTTTATTAAAATTAATTTCAAATATTTGTGATACAGAATTTAATAAAATTGATATATGTTTTAATCATAAAATATAATTTAGTTAATAGAAAACAATTTAATAAATATTATGATTTAATTATAATAAATATAAAAAGATATATTTATACAATTAAATTCAGTGATATAAATCTGATCAATACTAAATATAATTTAAATATTGATGATATTAATATATTTAAATCAAATATAATGATAGAATCAGATATATATATTAAAAAAAGAAATGATATAAATATTATGCTTCAAAAGTATCAAATTATGTAATAAATAATATAGATTCTTATTTAATTTAATTTTTATTAAAAAAAGAAATGATATAAATATTATGCTTCAAAAGTATCAAATTATGT